TGGAAACAACATTGGTTTAATTTCGTTGTTTCGATATTTTGCTACAACTTTATGTGGAAACTCAGTAATATCAGTTAAAACAAATGCAGAATAATCTTCTCCTACACCTCGTGCTACGTCAACTGTCATCAAATAATCATGACCTTTCTCTGGTGGAATATAAACATCTAAACCTGCATTTTGTTGTATTGGATTCTCATAGACTAAAGATTTAAGTTTACTTGGAGCAATCAAAGTATCAATTGATCCTAAGAACTCACATTCAAACTCAATTTTAAATTGTTGCTCTGAAGTATTTGCAATCGTTTGTTTCTTCCACTTTGCATTTCTACCTGGTACTTCAGACCAGTGAACATCTGTCGGTGTGTATTCATTCTTTTGTCTTTCTGCATCATGCCACAGTCGGTAGAAATGATTCATACCATGTGGAGTAGAAACTATGATGACTTTGGTTTTTTTACCAGAAGTGATAGTAGGATATACAGAGGCAAAGAACGAGTCAGCAATGTGATTAGGAACAAAGGCAAATTCATCCAGAAAAAGAATGTTGAAAGACATACCTCGGACTGCACTAGCAGAGGTAGACGCAGCCAAGATTTTAGATCCATTTTCCAACTCCAATGATCCACGGTTCCATACCAACACACCTTGTTGCATCCACTTTGGAAGATTCTCATAGGCAGTTTGTAATCTTCCTAATAATTCTCTTGCAGTTGCAGCTTTGTTTGCCAATATACCAATATTTACACTATCATTAAAAACAGCATAATGAAGCAAATAAGATACCACAGTCGTTGACTTACCAGTCTGACGAGGCATCTTACAGATGTTAAAACGATTCTTATGAAATCTTTTAATTAATTTTTCTTGAAACTTGTAAGGTTTAAATGGTACAAGACCTTCATCCAAACTTACAATCTTTACATACTTTTGTGTAAAATAGATCGGATCATTTTTACACCTCATAAATTCTTCAATCTGGTTTGCAGAAAATTGAATCTGTGTATTTGCTTTTTTTAGATTCGGATTACCAAGATAAATTTCACTCATGACGAATTTAGGTTTCTTGACCAGCAAACAGCATAGGTTTAGTTGGATCTACTGGAGATGGGCTGAAATACATTACGATTGCAGTTGGATATACTTTTTGCACTTCTGCAGTCATTTCTGCTTTTGTTGGTCTTTTAAATGACGCAATAAACATTTGGGTATTAATTAACTTACCTCTCCAGTTAAGAACTATTGTATATGTTTTGCCTCTTTCTTGAACACGAAGATATGATTCATAGGTAAATGTTTTACCTTTGATTTGTGATTGACCTTCTGGATTTTTACCTTGTGGTTTAAACTTACCTACACCTATTCTTTTTGCTTTACCCAAACCACCTTTCCTTGTTGCTGATAGTGTACCAGTTTTTTTAGTTTGTGTCAACACAGAATCTTGACCATACTTTTTACCAAGTGCCTTTACTGTCTTCTTAAATTTTCTTTTACCCATCTTACCTGATGAGACGACATGACTTCTTTCTTTAACTTTCTTTTCTTCACCAGTCTTCTTATCTTTCTCCATATATGAACCAGTTACTTTAGTTGCACCAGGTAAACCCTTACCTTTTATGTCACGATCTAATTGTTTTGCTCGTGCTCTATTTTCTTTTGCAGACTTATCACCTCTGGATGCAGACATTGTGGCTATGCCACCTTTGTCAGATTTGCTTTTTATTCTAGCAAGACTACTTTCATAAACTTTATGGTCTTTTAAATCGTCAGGAATAAATGAAGATACTTTTGCAGCATACTCTCTTCTCTGCAACATACGTCTTCCTCTTGCACCAGCGTCCATGGCCTTTTGAGGTTTCTTTTCTTCCTTCTTCTTAGCAATCGCTGCTACACTTTTTTTAAAATCTTTAAATGACTTCATTCTTCTTCGTTCTCCATCTTAATATTTAGACATCTGCTCCTTACTCAGTTCCAGGTTCTGGAATGTGTGGTCGGTCAGGATTATTCGTTGAATCGAAATCAAATGAATCAGAACTATGCCAATCAGAATTTGACAAAATTTCTTTAATCTGTGTATGGTTATATGGGCCTGAATATGTGCTAAGACCTGCCACGGATGCTGGTGTTGTATCACCCTCCCATTTAACAAAAACTTGTGTGCCATCTAGGGATTTTCTTACGGTATTTATTGAATACTCACATACTTCTTCAAAATTAATTTTTGATATTTCTGAGTAATCAAATACAATCCAATGTCTATTTTCAAATCTCATTTTTTTATTTTATATAGGAGTTAAACCAAATTTTGCTGCGTCTGCGTTATAATTTCTTTTTACTTCATTTGCTGTTAATGCCTTACCATTATACAGTCTAAGTATGGACATCTGACCGTCCCAACACCAATCATAAGACCACGGTGTGCCAACATATAGACCTCTCGAACCACCATCATGTGGAGCAAGGTTATTCCAACCTGTAAATGGGTTAGTTGAATAAGATCCTGGTGGTAGTGCACCATTCCAATATATAACACTCCTACAGTATGGAAAATTGTCTGGATCCATTTTTCTAAATGACCAAACATAATGATGCCATACATCTTTGGCAAATGTAGCAAGACTATTTGTCGTAGTTATATAAGTTCTATGCCATGAGTTACTTGCATTTCTCCAAAGCATTCCTTCATATTGGTTACTTTCAAATCCAAATAAAAAAGATCTTTGATCATTATTATTGCCTGACCATCTTGCTAATGGGAATCTGAGAGTATTATATAAATTAATATCTGATCTTACCCAATATTCAATTGTAAAATCACCATTTGTCCCATTATAAGCATCACTCAAATCTAAATCTGAATACTCATCTCCATCATCAGCATACCCATAATCATTGGTTCCATCAAAGTCCCAGTATGATACAGTTCTACCATCAAGAGTTGCTTGATAATTATAAGATGGTGCATTTGGACAATATATTCTATAATTATTCGTACCAGCTTGCGGCCCCTTCACTTGATTATACATGTAAGTGCCAGAATGACCAATATCATTATTATCAGCATCAACCCAAAAACGTAAATTTTCGGTTACGATGGGAAGTGCATTCTTTTGTGATATTGCCCCTCCTACAGAAGGGACTGAGGATAGTGGTGACATATTTAAGTAAAGTTAACTTTATTAGCAAATACGAGATATGTGGCATCTGCAGTTTTTATGATTTGGTATGTGTATACATCATATCCACTAGAACCACCACCAGGAGGTGCTCCACCTAACCACTGTTCAGTTACCGCAGATCCATCTATTGTTAATTGTTCGTAAGAATCATTAGTATTATCAGTTACGGATATTATTGTAACTGTAACAGAATCTCCAACACTTAGTTTTGAATTTAATGTAGTTGAACTGTTAAAACGTATATTAGGAGTTGCATCTGCAGTTTCTGTGGTTGAGAAATAATGAACTAGACCATCTTCAAGATCAATATTAGTAGCTGCACTTAATTTATTTGCAACTATATTAATTGTCTCTTTGGACATTCCATTAAGATTTAGTTGTCCAGATATTGTTGTGATGCCAGTATACTGTATGCCAGTTAGAGCAGCACCACTGATTGCTGGAAGTGCACCAGTAAGTTGTGAGGATGACAGATTCGTTAAGTTTGCAGCATTAATTGCAGGTAAAGAACCTGTAAGTTGTGCAGCAGGTAAACTTGTCAATCCGATACCAGAACCACTAAATGATGCTGCAGTTACAATTCCAGTGAGATTTAACGATTGTGTAATAGAAACGATACCTGTATTAACTGTTAAATTAGGATCGTCATGAATTTGAATAATACCTCTAGTAGCTTTAGATCCAGCATTAATTCCATTAAATGTGACTACTCCAACTACTCTACCTTCTGAGTTGAAATTTATATCGCTAATAAATTTAGACGCAGGTGGTGACGCAGTAGGTGATACTATAATCTGTCCTCTCATATTAACACGACTCTCATTCTGATAATAGTAAGTACCTGCAACAGTGGGAGTCCAAGTGATGTTACTGCTGCTAGTTCCATTATTAGTTGCTGCTGGATTTGAAACTCTATTTGCACTTCCAGTTCCTGGTGTTGTTTTAATGGATGTTGGGCCTGCAGCATTGTTGAGAGTTGCTTGAGTGGCAGTATCTAATATTAATGTATCACCCACATTAATATTGATGTCAACATCAGCACCACTGATATTACCAGTTCTATCAGCAGAAACTCCAGAACCAAAATTTCCAGAGTCAATCATATAATGATCCCAGGTGGTATTATAACGAGCAGCAAGCCACACTGTAAATGTCCCAGTCTGAGGATAACTTGGATTTAATACTGACTTGGAATTAGTTAATGGTGGTAGAGCAGTAAGACTTGCACCACTACCTACAAAACTTGTCGCAGTGATGACACCAACACCAAATATTCCTTTATTATTAAGATCTAAATATCCACCTAATTCGGGTGTACCATCTTCAACAACATTACCGATACCACTTCCAGCAGTCGCACCATCGGCAACATTAAGTAGTGTTCTTATTTGTGCTGGTGTAAGTTCTTCTACACTACCAGCACCACCTGACACTCTACCTAAAACTACACTATTGGCAGATGTTGCAACATCGCCTGAAGCAAGTGTACCATATAAATTTGTACCAGTAATTGAACTACCTGCTGATATGCTAACACCTTTTATATTACCACCTACATCTAACATTTGGGTTGGAAGCACACTTCCAATACCAATAAGACCATCGTTTTTTATAGTTAATCTTTCTTGACCACCTGCTGTTCCATCGGGTGCTGTATAGAAAGACAATCTTGCTGGCATGTCTGCTGTTGCACTTGCTACACCATCAACGTGTGCAGAAATTCTTGCACCACCGTTTGCCAAATCACTTCCATCATCCCCAATGAAAGTTATTCTACCCAGTTCATCGTTAAATTGTACAAGACCTCTTGAGGAAGGATTTGAAGATCTTGATTTAATAAACCTAATACTCGGTGCAGCTGTATCTGCACTAAATCTGTATAATCCAAGAGTAGATGAACTATTATCAGTTCCTACCTGTTGAATAGATGGATCAAATCCTAATGCTAACGGAATTGAAGTACTATATCCAACGTGTAATAAATCAGTGGTAACTGAACCTGCAACTCCAATATTTGATTGGAATGTTGCGATACCAGTTACTTTTAATTGATTGAAAGTGGAAGTTCCTGATGTATCAATATTACCAGTACCAGTTACAACATCAGTTAAATTTGCACCGCTAATTGCAGGAAGTGCTCCAGTTAGTTTTGATGCAGTCAGTGTTGATATTCTTGCATCAGCAACTGTACCAGTTAAGTTACCAGCAGGTATACTTGTTAATGAAGTAGCAGAACCACTAAATGTTGTTGCAGTTACTATACCAGTAAGATTGACATTACCAGTTCCAGTAATATCCTTCCCATTAACATCTAAATTACCTCCCAACTGCGGTGAACTATCGGATACGACATCACTAATCCCACTAGCTGGTAAATTACTTAAGTTTGAACCATCACCAACAAATGATGCTGCAGTTATAATTCCAATAAATGTTGCACTACCATCCGTTGTTACTGTTGCAACTCCTGCACTTATAGGGCCTACATGAATTCCAGATCGAGCAGTAACAATGCCCAGTGCATCAACATTCGTGACATCTTCATATGTAAGAGTTCCTCCAACTGATACATTACCCTGAACAGTTAGTGATGCGAGTGTTCCAACAGAAGTTATGTTGGGTTGAGCAGCAGTTGTCACTGTTCCTGCAGTAGTTGCAGTATCAGCATTACCAGTTGTATTTTGATTACCTACTGCGTTTACACCTGGTAAATTTATACTTGAAGTTCCATCAAAAGATACACCACCTATAGTCCTTGCAGTTGCTAAAGAAGTAGCAGTTCCTGCATTACCTGAAGTATTTCCAGTTACATTACCAATTAAATCTCCTCTAAAACTTGTAGATGTAACCACCCCTACACTAAGACCAATTCCAGATATGTTACCTCTTCCTAATACATTATCTAATGTGTCAGTTTCTGTATATGATGTGAGAAATGTTGAAGTGTTAGTTGAACCATCAGCCATTAAAAATTGAGATGATGTTCCACCAATTTTCTTAAAAGAAACTGCACTTACAATTCCAGTTACAGAATTAAGAGATAATGTTGCACCTATACCAACTTTACCAACTATTTCGAGACTAGTTAAATTATCACTAAATCCATCTATTCCAATCTTTAATGATTTAAATTTATTACTTAAATACTTTGCCATTTTAGTTTAACGTCTCCAAGACACTTCCAATAAATTTTACATCAGTTCCATTACTTGCTGATAAAACAATTATATCTCCACTTTCAAGAACTAACTTACCAGAAAGTAAATTTGCAGTATCACTTGATTCAATCGGGAACGTTTTTAAAACTTCAGTTGTCACTGCAACGCCAGCAACTGATCTTTCATGTGAAAATGATACCGTTTGTGTGCTGCCACCAATATTTGTTGCAGATGCCAAAAGAACAACTCCAGAGTAACCAACTGGTGCAGTGTATATACCGACTGGACTTGAAGGAACTACATTTGTAATTGTTCGAAATACGTTTTGTGCTAATGCCATTTTAATCTCCTCCTAGTGCTAAAATAAATGGTGTCATTGTTGAAAATAAACTCTTGGTATATGAATCACCAGTAACAGTTCCTGCTTGCTGATTAATTACAACACCATCACCAATTCTAAAGTTACCTGCTTGATCTGTGCTTGTGAATATTGTCAATCCACCATTTCGATCATCAATTTCATTTTCTTGAATTGTTACTCCCCCTCTTGATGGAAGAGAATTAATTAAATCAGTTCCTGATCCTATGTATTCGAAAGAGTGACTTGAAGCTAAGATTCGACTTTGTTTAAAGAAAGGAACAGTTGAACCAACACCCACAGCAAATGGAACATTTTCTGTAAATGTAACCGTTGACACTCCACTTGAAATTGGAGTTGATTTTTCAACAACAAAATACTGAGGTGCCATTACTAGTGATGCAGCAGCAGAAGATCCCCCACCACCTGAAAAAGAAATGGAAGGTGTTGATGTATAACCTCTACCTTCAGAAACAATTGTTATTTCTGATATTGATCCATTTTCTATTATTGCAATTGCAGTTGCATTTATACCCCAAGATTGTGAAGGAGATGCAATGGTAACTGTTGGTGCTGAAGTGTATCCAGACCCACCATTTGTTACAGTAATTTTTCCAACTGATTGGTATAGTTCATCAAAATAAACAACCTGACCATCGAAAGGTCTTACAACTTTTGTTTTTGCTGTTCCACCAGAAACATAAGAATGTGCTAAAGTTGATATTCCAACATGCGTAGTAAATTTATTTGATGCTGGTAAAGACTTAACTTCAAAAACAAATCCAACATCACCATCAGGATATGTTTTATTACCGTAAGCACAGGATAATACAATATTTGCTAAAGTTACACCCATTCCAACTGTAAAATTATGATTTGAAGATGTAGTAACAGTAGTCAATCCTGTTGTGTTATCATACTCAAAATTGGAAACATTAAATGTAGGAACTGATAAATCTAATTTAAACTCAGATGAATTTGCCGAAGCAGCAGCAGTAACAATACCAGTAAATTTTCTAGGCCCAACTCCATCAGATACTAAACCAAAATTTCCAAATGAAGAGTTTGAGTTTGTTAGATCACACATTCCACCAGATCCTGTAAATATTGATATGTCTGGATTAATTGTAAATATAGAAACTAATTGTGCGTATCCTTCATTAGTGATTGAAACACCTATGCCATTTGCATTGTATTGGGTATATGAATCTGTAACCATACTTTTGTATGGCCCTATAACATGATTTCCATCAATTTTCATACCAATACTATTATTAATAAAATTAGTACAATTACGAATGTATGGAGATTGGATTGAATATCTTGGTTTGCTTGGATTGAAAGCAAAAACTGCTTTTCCTGAGTTTAGTGATCCTGTAAAAGATATATCACTAATATAATCTCCAGGTGAAACATAAATTAAATCTTGATTTGCATTTTGTGGAGTAACTGATACTTCTCTTAAACTATCTCCGATAATACTTATTTGTGAGGGAAGTTCTATTGGATTATTTTCAATATAATTTCCTGCACTGACTTTTATAACCGAACTTGATTGTGCTATTCCTACTGCTGCTTTTATTGTTGCCTTTGCATCTGTAATTTTTAAACCAGAATTTGAATCGTTACCATCTTTAGTAACATAGATTAAATTTGTGACTGATGCACCAACTCCAGTAAGAGATGTTCCATCTCCACTGAATGATGTTGCTGTTACTACACCAGCGTTTACTATATTTCTACTATCATCAATGATAGTACTTCCAGATATTTTAATTGCCATCTACCGTCTTCGTGTCTCCACTGGGTAATTTTAACTATTTAGTTGATCTTTAAGTTCGTCTATTTGTTGTTGTTGATTCTTTACACACTCTATAAGAAGTCCAACCAATCCATTATAGTTAACACTTTTTATATCATCTTCTTTAACTAACTCTGGTAAAATATTCTGTAAATGATCAGCAGTAACTCCGAGTGAAGGCCTATTATCGGATTTCCAATTAAAAGATACACCTTCTATTCCCATTATTTTTGATATTGGATTTTCAATTGTTTTTATATTTTTCTTTAATTTAATATCAGATGCTGAGTTAATATCTGTAGCTGTAACAGTACCAGTAATATTAATACTACCAGTACCAGTAATATTATTTGAATTTAAATCAAGATTGCCTCCCAATTGTGGAGTTGTATCATCTATAATATCAACAGTTCCAGAACCACCACTGGCATTAGCACCTTCCCATTTACCAGAAGTTGAATTATATTTTAAAAATTTGTTATTTACTTTTGCACTTGATAAATCAATATCATCCATGTCCTGAATGCGAACAGCACCACCGCCACCTAGTGTTGATAACTGTCTTTGTATTCGATTGATGAATAATTGATAATGTTCAGATAGTTTATCAAAGGTTACAAATTTTTGATCCAAAGGAGTCAATGGGTCACTATTATCTGTAGATGGAGGTTCTGTTATGACATTTTCTTTAATAGTTACTTGCTCATTAAACTTAACAAACACATCCTCCATGTGTTTTATTTTCTCAGAAATATCATAATCTACTTTTTGAAACTCAGCTAAATCTTCTTTAACTTTTTCAGTTACTTTTTTTAAATCCTCTGTTCTAAAAATTTCAGATCTTATGCTTGATAACTTAGAGTTGTAAGATTTTTGCCCCTCTTCAATTTTCCCAACTTCATTTTGAATTACAGAAAGTGCTTTGTCATGATATATTTTAATGTCTTCTTCAAGTTTTCTGTGTTTAATTGAAGAAATACTTAAAACATTTTTACTTTCTTTTACTACATCTTCTTTTAATTCTTTTATTTTTTTCTCTAGTAAAAGAGATGATTTGATCACAGTTTCTTCAAATTCTTCTTTTTTATACTTAATATCCTCTAATTCTTCCTGTACACCTTCAATTACTTCTGAAAGTTCTTCAAATTTATTTACTTTATTCTTATATTTGTCATATGCACTAGAAACTGAACTCAATTCAGGATTAACTAATTGATTTATTTCTTCTTTTAACTTTGCAACTTCTTTCTTTTGAAAAAAATCTCCTGGTTTCTTGAGAGCCATTACTTATTTTTTATCATACTAAGTATTTTAGTTATTTATTCTATCAGAAATCATCCAAATATTCCTCTGGATGTAATTTATCTGTAACAGTCCAAGAATATGCGTCTTCATAATCATTTAGATAGTTTACCCATTCATCACAACATGGACGACCTAAAGTATGTTCGTTGAATTCTTTTTTTCCATCTCCATTTTCATAATTTTCAATTAATAATGTTCCTGTATGAACATAAACACTTCCCTGTTTCATTACTTCTACAGTAATGGTTGTTCCATCTGAAGTATAATCTATCATTTCTGTAATCATTATGCCTGTGTACCTGTAAGTAAATTATAACTTTCTGTCCACTCATGTACTGTGAAAAATGGATAACCATTATCACCTGCTTGACCACCAGCACTACTTCCTTCAACAAAAAGGAAATATTCGCCAGTATATCCCTGATGATTACGGTCTGCACCAGTATTGTTGGATGGAGTGGAACTATAATCATAGTTAACTGGATTATTAGATCCATAATCAACAAAATGCCACTGATCGCCATAAGTTGTTCCATAATTTCCTCGAACTGTTGGTTCATCACCACCAGCAGTTGTCCAAGTTGTGGGAGTAATTTCTGCTCTCCAAGGTTTAACTGTATTATTCTGTCTATTTAAATCTGGATCGAAATTCACGGTTACTCCATTTCTACATGTTAACAAATGACCTGACCAACAAATATCGTTAGTGTAATCACCACCACTTTTAAAAATTACAACTATTTTTCCTGCAGTAGCTGTGGCATATGTGTTTAAATTTATATCAACATATCTCCAAGAATCATGATCGTTAGATTGTTTTTGTCCACTTACGGTTGTTACACTTCCGTCAACACTATCGGCCATTGTTAAAGGCCCTTGTAATGTATTACTACCATACTCTTTCCAATATGTCCACCACTGACCCATATTAGCTCCTCTCATGTGATACCATATTCTAAAATTTGCATTTGCTGAATTGACTCTAGCAGACCTTGCTGAATGAAAATCAATCTCCTTTCCACTAACCATAGTGTCAAGAGGTGAACTTGCACGATTTTTTAGACTTCTTAATGGCATAATTATGCTTCCTTATCTCCAATCACTAAAACATTACAAGCAATACTTGCAGTTTCAACATTGACTTGAATCGTATCATTATCAGTTGTTAGTGTAATTGGATAAGGAAATTCTAAAAAATAAGTATCATTATTTGATAAAGTTAATCTTGCTAGTTTATTTGCGGCCGCAGCAGTACCAACACTCCCACCATTATTAGGAACAACATGAACTGCTACAATTATTTGATCTGTATTACTAGTATTGAAAAGTATCAATCCTCTTATATAAGAAGTTTTACTACTACTAACAGTATATACTGCAGAAGTTGAGTTTCCACTCACTGCAGCAATTCCACCTAATCCAGTTTTTGCTAATGCCATTATCTATTATCGTTTTGAAATATTTATGTGAACAACATCATCTCTAATAAATCAACAGTTCCACCACCTCCACTAGATGCTGCAATCGTTACTGAATCTGCTGAATCATCTGTGGTTATTGTTACATTAGAACCAGCAACTAATGTCAACGTATCTGTTGTAGCGTCAGCAACCACGTTATTTTGTCCACTAACTGCAATTGTAGAAAATACATTTTGTGATCCACCTCCTCCACCAGATGCAGCTAAATCGATAGTTCCATCACTATCTTGATAGGTTGCAGTGATGTTCGTTTCAGTATTACCTGAGAACATTGCTCCTACAATATCCTGAACTTGTTCTGTGGTAACGCCCACCGTAACAATTCCAGTTGGGCCACCAGCAAGTGTTACATTAACACCAGCAACAATAGATGTTACAATACCTGAAAGATTTACTCCATTACCATTAGCAAGTAGAAGTGTTCCTGCTGAGTTTGGTAAAAGCACTGTTGGATTTCCTGAAAAATCAGAATGTGGTGGTGCTTGTAAATTTAAATAATGTGCATTATTTGATTCGCAATAAAAATAAATTCTACCTGAAGTTGAATCATCACTCTTAATATCTAATCTGTTCGTTGCAGTTATAATCCCAGAGGCGTTAATATTATTAACTTCAAAACCAGAAGCATGTAAATTTTGAGTGTGGAACTGAATACCATTTGTATGTCCAAGTGTTAGTGCTGTTCCGACATTTACTATATTATTGGTTCCGTCTAATTTTAATGAACTTTGTCCAATTGTTAATATACCAGTTATACGAGCATCTCCATTAACAACAAGTTCAGTATTTCCTGCTCCAATAACGACATCGTTAGTATTGAATGTACTTACTCCAAATACATTTAAACCATTAGTAGTAGTTAGCAATCCACCAATTGATACATTTTTTGTGGTGCTGATTCCAGTAGCAGTAGATGTCCATGTACTACCAGCACCAGCTGTTCCACCACCTCCTCCAGAGACAGTTGCAAATTCAAATTTTTCTGTAGTGCTATTGTATTTTAAGAATTTACCATTATCATCAGATCCATTCCATGTAACATCATCTAAACGTTTGAAATTTACTTCACCACCTCCACCTAATGTGGATAATTGCTGCTGTATTCTTTGGATTAAAACTGAATAATGCTTTTGAAACTCTTCAAAATTAGAAAACTCTTGATCTAGTGGGGTTAATGGATCTTTATTATCATCAGTTATTGCAAGTAATCCTAGAGATTTTTCAACTAAAGAAGCCTCTTCTCTGACTTCTTCTATTTCTTTTTCTAATTCTTCTTCACTTATTTCTTCTACTTCTTGCTCTTCTGTGATTACAGGTTCTTCAATTATTTCCTCTTCTATAGGTTCTTCTACAACTTTCTTTGGTTTAGGTTTTTCTATATTTGAAAAAAAATTTTCAAATGCATCAAGTTTTTTTGTTTGCTTTTTTTCTTTTTCTGCTTGTTCTTTTTTTATATTACCAAAATCTTCAAACAAAGAATCTAACCCTAAGTCCCCTACGATGGATTTAAGTTCTTTCTTTGCTTCTTCTAATTTTTTCTTTTTCTCTTTCTTTGACTTTGAGATCTCAGAGAAGAAGTCTCTTAAATCATCTGACATTATTAAGATTCTTCAGTAGTATTATTATTTAGAACACCCTTTTTTAACAATTTTGATAAATCTGAAGTTGATCCCACAAATAATGCATTATTGACTGTTTTTGGAGAGTCTTTTTCCTCTTTGTTTAATTCTTTCATTTTTGATTGAAGATCAATTAACTTATCAGTTGTATCTCCAACACTTTTAATTATTTGTCCTGCAACTTCGTATGCTCTGGGGTGGTCACTTCCCTGTGCCACTTCTAGAATACCATTAAGTGCTTCTTGTCCCTTTTCAATTAAAGAATATAAGTTTCCCCTTGAGTACTCATAGTCAAGAGTCGAATCTTCTTTCTTTTCTACTTTTTCAATTTGGTTCTTTTTTGGTGTATCAACTGGATCTACATCCAAAAATTCATCTATCTCATCAAATTTACTCATACATCAACTCCTTTTGTAGGGCTGTAACTTCTGAAGTCAGGTAAATCAAACCTCTGCTCACTAAATCCAAAGTCATCTCCGAGTTCAACTAGAGCATCATCTTGAGCATTAACAGCGTCAATTGTGTCACCATTTACATGAGTATCTATAGTTGTTCCATCTTCACCACGCCTAACAGTAATATTATTTCCACTAATTTCTTTAATAAACATCAATTCATCACCGATTGCAATGTAGGTATCAAGAACTAAACTTGATGTGTCCTGAACTAAGAATTTGATTTGAGTTTTTGTAATATCCTCTGCAAGTGATGTAACTGCATCATCATTATAATCTTTGAGTGCTCTTGGTTCAGCAATATATCTCTTTGACCTTGTTGCAGTTCGAGTATTGGTATTTGTATTATAATCAACCTGAACTTTCTTGATGAGTCCTGAACCAGAATCTGATACTGGGCCAAATAGATAAGTTTTTGCAGTAAATGATAGTGTGTGAGTTATGATTCGTTTTTCATCATATCCACTATCATAATTATCATCAAAGGTCACACTTTCTAATACCATTGGTATATCTCTCTTTTCACCTATTGCCTTAACTAGATCTACAGTTAGGTTAAATGATGGTTGAAAGAATGGTAATATTTGTTCAATAATTTGTAGAGAGTCTTCATTATATTGAGTCATTGCATATAACTTAAAACTTAAATTATAAGGAACAGGCATGAATACCTTTCTTGCACTCTTTGAACCATCTTTTGTAAATGCTTTAAAAGTTTGCATTGTTGAAACTTTTCTTGCAGGATCGTATGATATTCCATCCATCTCAAATGCTAAACGAGGTAAAGTTATTGCAACTCTCTTTCTTAAATCTGGTTTCTGTTCTAATCTTGCCAAGAATTTTTCTGTTGGGCCATAAGCAATTGGAACCCTTACAGTTGAAAATGGTGCACCTGCAGCAGTCTGATGTTTTATATCAATTGTATTGAAAAGAGTACCAAAGGATATAATAGTCCTTCTGATTATCTCATGGTAATAATAGGTTCCTAACATATCTTAAACAGGACTTATCCGAACTATTTAGAAGTCACCGAATGGGTTGTCTTCGGTAAAGTCTATAATTGAGTCTGCTTCAGACTCTACGACTATATTTTCGTTATAATTATCATACTCATCTTGATCAGATGCACTTCTTATAATATACTTAGAATCTGATCCTAACATGGTTGTTCCGATACCAACAACTGCTTCTCCAATTGCGAATCCACTTCCAGCAACATTTGTAACTTTAAGTATTCGATCATCTGAATCCCAACTAGAAACGTATGCTGTTGTTCCTGTTGAAACTCCTCGAACTAATTCTTTAAAGAGATAATTTCCAGTTGCAAATCCAACTGCTGCAGGCGGTGATATAGTAAGAGTCGGTGCTGTAGTGTAACCAAATCCAGCATTTGAATATCTAATAGATGCTAGTTTACCGAGTGTATTAATAATAGCAATTGCTTGTGCGGTTGACCCTACTCCGATATTAGTATCTAAACCAACAGGATTGAAAGTTACCGTAGGAACCGCACCATAACTTGCTCCAGCCTGGTTAATGACTGGTGTAGATAGAGTTCCGTCAGATATAATTGCAGTTGCTGCAGCACCTGTTCCGAATACATTTTGACTTCGAATTGTAATTGTTGGTGCGATTGTGTAACCAAAACCAGGATTTGTTAATTCAATACGGTCTACTGATTGTCCATTTTGACCACTTCGACTGGTCATAATTGCAACAGCAGTTGCATTAGTACCCTGACTTGGTGCTGATGATATACCAATCAATGGTGGTAATGTATATCCTGTTCCATCATTTATCAAATCTATAACTGCAATTCCCTTACCAATATTAGTATTACCTATATCTTTAGATAATTGAACAGTAGCACTTGCAGTTGATGCAGCAATACCAACCATACTCAATCTTGTAGTATATCCAAACTCTACAGCTGCTTCATCTACTGCTTGAATTCCAGTATCAATATTCTCATCAAGGGCATAATCCATCACCTCACAACTTAAAGTGTAAACATAAAGATTGTTCAATTGATAAAATGGTTTTTTACCCTCAACATACTTGATTTCAAACATTGTATTGTCAAGAGGAAAATAAATTAAATCTCCTTCTTCTGGCCTTGTTGCTAATTCTATTTGATTATCTGTAGATAAAAATGGACTAATGAAATCCTCATATCTTTCTTTTGATACTACAAAAGTTACTGCATCTGTAGTTTGAACTCCAAATTTTTGTAAAATATCCCCATTACCTTCAAACCCTTGATAATTTAAGAGATATGCCTCCATACGATAAGCATCATCAAAAGTTGATGCTGTTACTTCTTTTATAATTGTATTTTTATTAATTACTTTTCGGGGAAGATAAACAATATCTTGCCCATAAATTTTTAGTTGTTCATTTATAAGATCTTGAACTAATCTTTGTTCACTTGATGATCCTTGTAAAAAATATGGTGAAAGTGGCATGATATCATCCTATGAGATCAAGAGGTGGTATTTCGTATTCTGTTTTGAGTGAGTATTCAATTTCTTCAATTTCTTTTATAGCATCTTCATATATTTGTCTTCCATTCAATTGAACTCCACCAGGTAATAATACACCATTAAATTTAATTAAATTCATTCCCCATTGTTTTTTAATTACGGCTGTCGCATATTTCTTTAACCAAAAATCATTATAAATTGCAGGTGCATCTGATGGATCTAAAAGACGATAACCATCAATGATAATGAATGTATCATCAGACATCTGCCCAAAATCAATATCAAGATATAGTCTATGATTCTTTTTATTAAATCTTAATTGTGTATCTGGAGTAATGATACGACTTAAATCTTCCAAATAAGTCTTAGTCATTGCATAGTTCATCAAATCAAGTGCACCATAGTAATATAAGTCATTCAAAAATATTTGATACTTAATATTAAACATACCACTAGATATGGTACTTGCATCCATTTTAAGAACTCTTTCTACACCCAATACATGGTCTGGTAGTTGTATAAAGTTTTGACTCTCTGTAAATGTTGTTGTAGTTATACCGACTGTAGAATTTGCTGTGGTTGTTGTAATTCCAGTTTTTAATGTTTCTCTATTTTCTTTTGTAATTTCATGTTTCAATAACATTCTTTCGACACCATCAAAATGTCTTTCTTGAAAGTATTGAATTGAATCGTCAATTAGATCATCAATTTGATCATCATCCACATTAACTTCCAGCACAGGATAACCCAGTCTTCTTAGACAGTAATCTATCAATCCTTGCCTTGTGGATGGCTTACTCATTTCTTAATTCCCCTTTTCGGTTTTTGCAACTCTTCAAATTGTTGCTTTAATTGCATGTAATCCTTTGTCATAGACTCCATTTTTGCCTCTAACAATATATTTTGATTAACTAATGTTGATAATTTCTTATGGTAATGATTAATCAAAATATTCACATCAACTTCACTGTTCATAGTATCAGAATTGACCTCCATCAATTGTTGTTGTCCACTTCGGTATGCCACTGGCATCCGTTGTTAGTATATAGTTTGAAGTAGTTATGCCAGATGATGTACCAGCAGCACCAACCATTTTACCAGTGGTGTCGAAATAAACAACTCCATTACCAGCAGTATGGAAATCTCCAGTCTGAAAATAAATTCCTTTGATATCTAGAAAACCTTTCGTACCACTTATAACATTACCAGTGTTAGTAGCATCAGGAATATATGTGAAAGACCTTTCAGGTGCATTACTATTTTCACCTGTGCTATCATTAAATCCAAAGAATCCAGTTTTGTTGTTTGCTACTCCAGTGCTTGTATTATAATTAAAACTAATACCACGATCAGTATTTGTATCAAATCCATGAGTAATTGTTAACTGTGTTGTTGCTCCAATTCCAGCTGTTGTTTGACCATCAATGAATACGGTTGTGATACCTGCAGATTCAACAAATGAGTTAATAGTTGTTGTGCCAGCACCTGGAAGTGATGAACTACCACTTATTGTGTCACCTGTGTTAATACCTGTAATCGAATCAAGTTGAATTGCAGATGTTCCAGATCCAACTATTGCTAAAACAGTTCTCTTACTTGTCACATCACCAATATTCATTATTGGATCATTTAATGATGTATTTGTAGAGTTAACAGTGGTTGTAGTTCCATCAACCTGTAAACTACCTTTGATAATGACCATTCCATCACTATCCAAACCATCTGGATATGGGTCAATGAATAAAGTGTTTCCTCCACCAGACCTACTTCTAATTACATTAGATGAAATTCCAATATTATCAATAATTAAACCATCAGCACCAGGATTTATTATTTCAACAGGAACATCATTGAAAACCCAACCTACACCAGTTACCTGAACCTTATCCGTTCCATCTTCATCGTACTCAATACTTGAATCTGAGTTTTGACCAAATGATAATTTAGTATCATCATTAATAATAACTTGTCCACTACCGTTAGTTACGAATTTTATATGTCCATTACTATCATTTGAGTATATTGTATTTCCATCTATTGTTAGATTATCTACGTTCCACTGATTAACTCGTGGCATATTACCTACAGAGCTACTACCTTCTCCAAAACCTGAAGAACCTCCACCTGGGTGTCCTGAACTTTCTCTTTCAAGAATTGGTATGAATCCGTTTGCTAATGTACCACTATTAGCATTCGCACCACCAGCAACTGTACCTGGTGTATTACTCATCATATCGGTGTAGTACTTACCACCGATAACTATTGGATTTGGATCTGGATTTGTATTATCTCCAACAAACAGTCTTGAACCTAAATTTCCTTGTGTTCCGTTCGCAATCGTGACTGCAAGTTCACCATAGTTTATACTAGCTGGAGCAACATTGCCAGTCGATCTTTTTACTCGTATTATGCTGGCCATTTAGAAACTTCCCCCATTAATGTTTAAATTTTGTGTTGCTCCTGGTGTTAATTCTAAAGTTGCTTCAAATTTACTTGTTGTCGAATTAAAAACTAAAACCATTCCATTCTGTAGTCCACCAGATATGTCCACATCTGATAATTGAGCCAAACTGTCACCACCTCCAGATAATGAGGATATAACTTTATTAGCATTTTGTGATCCAACTCTGACTTTAATATTCGCCATGTTAATTAACCTGTAGTGACTCCAGCAGTAATTATTGCACTCCCACTAACAATTCTTGTTTTTATAGAACCATCATTTAATAATACATCATAACTGTATCTACCTGCTTTTAAAGCAGATGTGACAGAAGATCCCAATGATATCTTCAATTGTCCTAAAGTGCGGTTAGGAAATGAAACAGAAAAACTTGCTTTCTCATTTAAAGAAGCAGGATGTTTTTTTAATTTCGAAGTAGCTGAGTAACCACTTAAGTCGAGTGGTGCATTTGATGAACTTTCTAAATTAAAAGTTTGATCAAAGTCAGCTCCAGCATCAATTACTATGTTACTAATATATGCTGCCATTATTTAACTAATTAGAATCTGTCTTAGAATATTTATAAATCATTTATCCATAATATTTCTAAGAAGAGTTTTTATCTCATCCATATCCTGTTTTAGAGAATCCAAATCACTACGCATATTATCAAATTTTCGTTTTTCCTCATACTTTTTTTGAGAAAGTTTTACAAATTTATCAAATTCACTCTTATTTTGACTGATAATTGCATTTGAGTCCATATCTCTAACAAGAGAAACATCAGACTTAACTTTTATGTATTTGTTCATTAGTCGTCAATTTCGAATGATCTAAGTGCGATTGCTCTAAAGTTCTTAAGTCTAGGTGGTTTTGCTTGACTAGTAGATGTCATCACAACTTTAATCATAAAACCACTAAACTGTGCAGTGTTTTCAACAGTAAACTTATATTCACTAAACGCATTTCTAAAAGCATTTGCATTTACAGTCTTGTCTGGTAATCCATTTCCATTAAATGGTATGTAGTTTTGATTCTTATCATCACCATCGTTTCTGAATATCTTATAGAAGACTCTAAACTCACCCTCTGCCTCTCTATGTCCATCAAATTGGACAAATATCGAATTTGAAACAAATTCTAAGTTAATTTTTTGAGTTTCATATATGGCAGTGTTTGGATCTAAACCAGATAGTTTTGGTCTACTATCAGTTTCAAAATTAGTTACCTTATCATCAACTAAATTACTTATTGCAATAATGTTCAAAGTATTTAAATCAATAACTGGAGATACATCCTCTTTTGTTGTTGAAAGAGTCAATTCGAGACCAAAAGATTTTTGATTACCCAATAAATCAAATTCGTTTATTTCTGATGTAACTATTCTTGGACTGTTAAGATAATTTAATTGATTGAGAGATACGGGTTCATAACCTTTATCTACAAATGATGCTTCATTACCACTCAAACTTGTTCCAGATGTTGTTTTGATTCTTCCTGTTATATTAGTTCCAGTAGGTGTTATTGATGTAATTCTTGGATCGATGATTTCAAAAGGAACGTTTTGTGACACGTGAAGTTCACTTCCCCCTCCAGTTTTGGTTTTTTGGAATGTTTGACCCTCACTAGGAACTTTTAAATAATAACTATCAAAAGTTTTTTCTCTGGAATCTATATTATGATCTGTATTGATCCTTCTTAGAGATACACCATTAAACTCGTACTTACGAGCTAGAGTTGATGCACTATGGTTAGATTTGAAACTTGAATCAGTAGATCTTGTTGCAATTGTTATTTGGTTATTTGAAATAGAATTATATGAAATAATTTCTCTGTCTATTAGTAAATATCCAGTATGTCCAGCTCCAACCGCAGTTCCTTCGAAGGTTGTAAAGTCAGTTCCACTTGTAAGATCAATTGTTGTACTATCATCATCTATACTTGAAGTTATGAGTGTTGGTTTTGCATCAGGATGGAAATTGGAAACTCTTACTTTGTTTGTACTAGAGTGCATTCCATGATTTCTATGATCAAATTTGAGAGTATAACCATCTCTAATTGGATCAGAACTAATTCCAGTTACATCACCAGCATTGATAATGAAATTTGTTCCATTTGTTTCGATGTAAGTTATACTTGCTGAATCTACAAAAGTGTCTTCAACTTCATCTACAATTAATTGATTTGTATTAGTAATAGTCTTAACAACTGCTCTTACTCCAGAACCATTGAATCCAACATTATTCATAAGTAATAAATCACCTACTTGATATCCAGTACCACCATTTGTAATTGTAATACCAGTGGTTGTGTTGATAGCATTAGATGCTACTGTTACAACTCCAACTGCTCCAGATCCAGATCCTGTTAAAGTAGTGAATCCAATTCCCGCAAAGGTTCCATCAGTTAATCCAATTCCAGTATTTGCAACAATTTCAACTGTTCCAGATCCTGCTATAGATATTTTTCCACCAGATGAAAATATTCTACCAGTGTTTGTTCCTTGTGTAACTTCAGCTCCAGGAGTAAATGATATTGTAGTTTCTCCGATTCCAATAGTTATTCTCTTTGAGAATGAAGTAACTGGATTGGTTTTTCTAATTTTTTGTAGTGGTAATTTACTATTACGAAGAAGAACACTGGATGGTGTATTAGCCACAAATTGTGCCTTGTTAAGTTTAAACTTAAGATCTTCTAACTGACTTGGTGTCCAAGTGGAACTGTTTTGTGATTTAAACAATGATCCAAGATATGGTTGCCTATTACTTACAGACTGAAGAACTAAATCCTCTTCACCCATTCTAGTAATGTAAGTAAGATATTTTTCAGTTGGTGCTACTAAAACTAACGCATACTCATATCCGCTTTGTAAATAAACTGGTGTATCAAATCTAAAGTTAGTTGCTACAGTTGGATCATCAGAAGCATTGACATCTGCAGGATTAATCTGCATTTCACCAAACGGTAAAATTGTAGTTGTTGGTGTACCATCTCTCATAGTTCTTATCTGCACAGTTACAGGAACTTCATTGTCTTTAGTTTTGAAATATAATTCACCACCTGTTATAAAGATACCATCTTGATATTGATCCCTCTCAACTAAGAATGATTGAGCTAAAGGATCATACCAACCAGTATCAGTAACATTTGTTACAGTATCTTCTTCCGTTCTAGTTTCTGTAAATAATCTAGATATTGGTTGATCAGAACCAATTTGTTTACTTTCAATTTGAGGTGTCGTAATTGATAATGTTTGTTCCTGTGTATTTGTTTGATAACCAGTTGCAAGATAATCTGTTTCTGCAGAACTTTCACCAGGATCTAATACGCTTGCATTAGTTGCACTTGTGGTGATTCTGATTGTATTGTTTCCAGTGCTGAATAAAGGATTTCCCTCTACAGTTGGATCAGGTATGTGTAATGAAAAGATCAAATTTCCATTAGCATCACTAACTAAACTTAAATCACTGATAACTGCTTCTGCATCACCATCTTTATTAACTAAGGTCATTCCCTTTTTAACATATCCAATATGATCTGCTTCAGTGAAGAATGATAATCCACCAGTATCAACATTTAAAATTGTACTTGTACTAGAGTAAGTTGCAGGTAAAGATGTTGAATCATATGGATTTGTTGTATATGTTTCTGTGGGATCATTAAATGGGCCTATTTTATGATTTGAATCAGTAAGTCTAAAATGAATACTTGCTTTGCCAGCAGTTCCTGGTGGATGTTCTACACTATACATCAAATCACCAGTCGAGAATGATCCTCTTGACATAACGACTGGAAGAAGTTTTGGAACAGCATATGCTGTCATATCTTGATTTTCCATGAATACATAATATCTTGTATTCGGTTTTAGTCTTTTTCCAACAATTTCAATATTTCTAGATCTAACATTATACAATACATCTACACCAAGAACTTTATTGCCTAAATCAATAACTTGTTCATTAGGTGTCAATTCAAGACCAAATGTTCTCTCTATACCAGTTTCTTCAAATGTTTGAGTAATTGTATTCAATAACTCTTGAGTAGTGGTTGTAATTTGTCTTATACCATTACCAGAAAGACGTTCTACATTTGTATTTGATGATAAAACTTGAGAATCAGTAATTTCTTCACCAAGGAATGTTGCACTATCTCTACCATTCCAACTTTGTTCATGTGAATTCCAAACAGAAGATGCCATTCCACCATTTTCTCTATCATCAATACCCAATACAGCAGCAAATGCACTAACTCCAGTATCAATACTAAAGATGTCTGGAGCTCCAAGAGGAACTTCCTCAATCCAAAAATCTGATTCAGGACTTAATTGTATTGTTCCTGCAAATAATGCTATATGGAAAGGATTGAGATTTTCAGTTGTTGTTGCAAAGGGTTGTGATATGAATTCTACATCAGTATGTTTAAGAATTAAAGCAGGCCCATTTCTTGTAACATTTCCATCTACAAAATCTTCACTCCATCTGTAATCAGTAGTGATTGGATTTGAAATTGTACTCTTTGTTTCATGTATTAGAGCGACATTTCTTTCTGTTGATCTTGGTCTACACTCACCTCTTACAAGATCAATATCAAATTTAGATTCTCCTTTTAAATTATGAATCAAATGATCTTTAAAATTATCTACGAAAAAACCAGATTTAAATTTATCTAATCCAGTGTTTGGATCTTTAATTGATAAATTTTTAGTGTCAGTTTCTAATAATGATAATGTTGTATAATTTTCTAAATTTTTAATTCTATGTTCGAGACTACCAATATCTTTCATTGTATATCTCTTATGTTTAACTTTCTTTACAGTAACCTCTTTACTTGCATTTCGAACATATGGAGGATATGAAATTGAAGCAACTTCAAAAGCTTCCTCATTTGGTAATGGTAATTTGGGAAGTCTTGATGGAGTTCCTTCCTTTACAGTAAATACTTTATCTTTTGTTAGGTATAATCTATCAACTCTACCTTGATAGTAAGAATAATCAACTACAACAGTTTCATTAGATGCTACTACTTCAGATTGTGTTGAAGAAAAAGATCTAGATCCAAATGAGAATGGTGATTTATTGTTCGCTGTAAATGGTACTACTCTAGGTCTGAAATCAATGAAATCAGAAGCAAATCTATCAAAAACAAATGGTATATCTTTACTGTAACTTAGTGTATTATAACTATTAACTGTTTCAATAGTTCCTGTAGTCTCGTTATTAAGTAAGTAATCAAAAATAATTCTTAATTTACGAGTTGGTTTTTCTGCTTCAGACTTTCTTACAATTCGAGAATAATCTGCAAATTCTAATTTCTGACCATCATCTAAAGTATAATTTTGAAGTATGTTTCGATCACCAGGTAGAACACTGGTTAATGATGCGAATATTCCAGATGTTTTAAGTGATATATTTTCTCCTATCTCAAAGGTATTTTGATTTTCATAAACAAATGAGATAGAAGTTCCTGATACAACAGATACAACACGAGCCACAGCACCTGAAGATCCACCAATAAATTGTTCTCCTACAGTTACGTTTCCTGTAAATGTTGCTGTTGCATCTGTTGCAATAAGAGTTGGTAAGTCTGGATTATTTGTATCATTTGATTCAAAAATTGCCAATACACGAGATACTTCTGGAACATTTAATGAAATTTCCTCATCTTGAACTCTTGTTCCATAGTATTGTCCGTAAGTCAAACCATCATCTAAAGATGTTGCTCCAATACCAGATCCAGTTGATTCTGATTTTGTTATTACTAAATCACTGCATCTTACGATTGATTTTTCTTTTGATGATAATTTACTTCTTCTAACAGTTGCTGTTAATACTGCGTCACCAGTTACTTTTGATAATCCACTTATAGTAATAGTTTTAAGGTTTGTAGATACCTCTACCATCGCACTATCTAGTTTTTGCATAAAACCTAAATCTGTGCTTGTATCAACTTCTAAAGCATAATTTGTTTGAGTAAATGGTTCAAAGAATAAATCATCAGTATTAAGACCACTGATGTCCGAAATATTAAAAATAACTTGACTATTAGTAAAACTGGTTTTTGTAATTTGTTTTCTTATAATATATGAACTATCCAGTACATTCATTGATGAAACAAAATCATCTGTCAGTTTAACTCTAAAACCAGGATCATCTGCTTGAGTTAGTGTTGGTATTTTAACTGAAACATGATTTGGTGATATATTACCAATAACACCATCACATACACCATCAACAGTAGCAACTGCTTCCATTTGAAAATTAGTTCCACCAGCACCAATAGAACTTACTCGGTTAAAAGTTACATCTGTTCTATTAAAATTACCAGCAAAACCAATAATATCATTTACTTTAACTAAAGATCTGTAATCCTTAACAGATGGATTTTTAAGCAATCCAGAGACAATACTAATTTCCTCTCCAGCTCTGAATATTTCTTTGTCACGATCTAATACTAAGTTTGCAGCAAAACTAGTTGTACCTGCACTAACTCCTGTGCTACTATGAATTGCTTTTATGTCTTCAAAACTATTATCTACAATCGTTGTAATATTATTACCTATTTCAAGACCGTTAACTATTAATGGTTCGTTTATTTGAAACTCTCCAATAACATCACGAAGTGTCATTGAAGTTCCATTTACTGCTGTAACTACATATCCAACAGCTCCACTAAATTTACCTTTTACATGAGAATCCACACCAGTAGTAATTGTATTTGCTACAGTAAGAACGGTATACAATTGCATATCATAAAATCTTAAATCAAAAGTTGTGACTGCAATTCCTGCTGAAGTTCTCTGCATAAAGTCATATGGTCTTACATCACCTATGACTGTTGCACCAGTATCACGCTGTCTAGAATCAAGTAATCTTCTATCTAATAATTTTAATGAAGATGCATTAAATCCAATAGCTGGAGAACCAAGAACATTTGTTATGTTTATTGACTTTCCAATTCTTATTGGAACGCTTATATTTTCCTCTAATTTGGTCGTTCTTGGTTTAAATACATCAATAGACGTTGATCCGACTTTATCGATCTCATAACCCCTTACATACGCCCTTCCTGAAGAAACTTGTAAACTGATAATATCATCTGATGGTGTATTTCCATTTTGAGTCTGTTGAGTATCAAAATATATTCCCCTATTTCCAAGTCTATCATTTAATGACTCTTTTACGTCTACAGAAAATGGTTTTACGTAATAATCTCCAGATTCGTCATAAGTTCGTCTTGCTAACTCTTTTGCAAAAATATTATATTCAGTTGTGGTTACCATCTCTTTAACGTAACCATTTTCAACTCTCATCAATTCAACAAAATCTTTATCATCAATATCAGTTAAAGATTTTTTATGAAGAGTTAAAGATATTTTTAATCTATCTGCACCAGGTGCAGCCTCATTTGAAAAACCTAAAGCATTATCGTATAAATCAGAATTAGTTGAAGATGCACTTGATTTTTCTTCCTTTATTAAAAATCCAACTCTATAACTTGGAGAGTTACTATATTGATCTAAAATTGCTGTAGATGCAACTGTTTTTACAAAAAATCCACGAACAAAATATACACCTTCATTAATAGAGAATGATGATCCTGTTGAGGTTGAGTTTGTAACTATACATCTTGCAAATTGACTATTCGCTGCAATGCTTGTATTTGCAAATGTAATTCCTGAAAGAGTTATTAAATTTTCACCATCCTGAAATGTCCTTGTAGTCCCGTCTGATCCAGATTTAGAGTACTTTACATATAAAGTGTCAAATCCATCAATTGATTCGGATGCAGTCAATCTATTGACCACTGTGGCTTCAACACCAGATGTTTCTCCTTGTATTTTTATATTATTGTCTACTAAAAATTTCGTGTAACTATTAACTGGAATATTTAAAAAATTTGGGTCTATTTTTACCGCAAAATAACTGGTATCATAAAAAGTTCCACCAGGTATAACCATTGAACCTTCTTTGAAAAAATGTCTTCCAAATTTTTCAACTTGATTTTGTAATATTGATTGTAGTGTTGTTAACTCTCTTGCTTGAACTGGAAAACCAGGTTTAAACAATACCTTATGATAATTTTTATTTTCATTAAAATCATCGAAATATGGAGAAACGTTTAAGTTAGTATTTTGTGGCATCTGATTAGAATTCGATTACGATTTTTACTTCTTCCTTTTGTGAAGTTGTCCTTGTGACTGGTGCTCTGTTATCAATATATATTATCTCACCAGAGAATTTTTTAATTTCTGGATTGGCAATCCCTTGAGTGAATGCATGACCTAAAGACTCACTTCTTTGACCAATAGTGATTGATTCAGCACTAAATGTTGTATCAACCTCCAAATTATCAACAGTTTGACCAGGTTGAATGTGAGTCGCACCAGTAATTGCAGTTGCCACTCCTACAAAATTACGAAGTTCATAACCATAAACAGATTGAGTCGAAAAACCAACTGGTTGATAATACCTCAAGACTCCAGTATTAGAATCCCAAGAAGCAACATACCCAATCGCAGTTCCAATACCAATAGTAGAATCATTTGAGTATTGAGTTATCTTTGTGTTCTTAGTATAAACAACATTAGATAATACCGTACTAGATCCACTAGGAACTTTTAATCTTAATGCACCTAAAGAAGTTGCAGTCCTCTTATTTAGAACAGAGGTTCCACCAAACTCTAAAGGATCTTTAATTATTCCAACACGAGAAAAATCATTTCCAATGATATAATCTGCTTTATCATTAATATTATTATCAAATTTAGAATAAACCATAACTCTAAATCCACCCAATTCACGATATATGTCAGCACCATGTCCACCTTTTGGTGGTATTATGACTTCAAATTGAGGTTCATCAGTACCACCACCTACAGTCAATGTTTGTCCGTCTAAAGGTGAACCAGAATCAAATCTAACTGCTGCATAAGTATACTCTTTAGAATTAGTATCTGCTAATTTTATCTTTGTTACCACACCTTCAGCTACTGTAACTATTGCCTTACCATCAGATCCATCTCCAATTATAGGGACTGTTATAGTTTGTGTTCCTGAAGTTTGACCACCGATTGAAGCTGTTCCTGCTCTCTTTATTATGATAGATTCTAATTTACCATCAACTGCTGCATCTTTTATGGTAGCATTTGTTGTATCTCCCCATTTTTCTGGAAGAGGTATGTATGAAGATGTTACAAATTTGACAATATCAGCAGGTGCTATGGTGTAAAGATATTTCCATTGATAGTCATCTGTATTTCCGCTTTCATCTTGTTCAGGAACTGTTGTAGATGTATGAGTCGGTTCAACTTTAGATGTAGTTCCATTTGGACTCGTTGGAGTTGCACCATTATTAATACATAGATAAACTTTAAACTCAGAAGTTACAATATAATAATTTGAACCATATAAACCAGAAGTTGCAGTTTGAGATGTTCTATTCGTGGCACTGTAATTATTCTTATACATCTCATAAACTGTTCCACTTTGCCAATCAATACGAGGTATGACTCTTCGAACATCACTAGAAGTGATTTGCTTCAAAAATAACATACTATCATGATATCTATTCTCTTGATTAAAATTATCTATTGGGTTGGGTGCTTCTGTTCCCCAAGTAAGATCACCATATCCAATCGCATCTGTAACATTAGTAGGATCTGGATGTCCTAAAAAAGTATAATAATTGTTTTTTCCAGTCGTGCCAATACCTACAAAACTGTCTACAAAAGTTTCTGCGTTTAATATTCGATATTGATCAGTGATTATTGCGGGCATTGATTCTTACATTTTTGATTATTTATACCTGTTATGTATAACTTGTTTTTACGGGTGAAGACCTTATCACTTGAGCTGAGGTTTCTATACCTGAAACTCCATTTTGATTGAAAAATTCAAACGATTTAGAATTCAATCCTCTGGATACATTTACTGTACCCCAACTATATTTACCACCTCTAGCATAAGTTGTTAATCCAACTGTATTAATTCCAGAAATTGATTGCACATTTGAAAATACTCTAACAACAGATTGTCCGACTCCAACAATATGTTCAGCAAAATATACATTATCTAAGAAATTGGTTCCAACACCAATAGTTTCTGGGCCTGAAGATGTAGTTTTAATTCCAGTAATTCCACTAGTGCTACTTCCAATTGATGTATTTTGAATTACAAAGTAATCACCAGTAGTGATTCCAGTTTTTTGTCTTTCTTTACTCGTTGGAGAGTTAAAGTTAGCAGGAAAAATTGTAGAATCTGGTTTAAGTTCAAAGAATAAAGCAGGCCCAGTAGTATTAATACCAACTGCACTAGTTCCTATACCAACTATATCACCATAATCACCACTATAAGTCACTTTTTTAATTGACTCAACGTTTGGTGCGGTTGTTCCTATACCAGCAAGATTACCAACTATAGTTATATTATTTAAGTTTGTTCCCAAATCATCGACATTTGAAAATGACCATGAGTCTTTTACATAAATTTTAGTATCTGTAGGTGAAATAGACTTTATAATTCCAGAAGTTGGTAATATTTTTGGTTCTAGGTAATTTCTTTCTTTTGAAATTCTCAATCCATCGATTGTCATATCTTGAGTTTGTTTTCTCCATACTGTTGGTCTTAAGAAAGTTGAATCGGTTGATATACCAACTCCAGAGTAAGTTTGCGTCTCTACAGTATCAGCAGCGATTAATGCGTAAATAACTCGATTATCTTGTTCTGGAATTCCAACATATTTTTGTAATCTTAACTCATCACCAGGTTTTATGGTTTCATCAACATCAATTTCATCAAAATCAGATGTTGATCCAGCATAGAAATACATCCTAAATTTACTGTTAGGTTTTGGTGCTTCATTGAAAGTAATTCTTGTTCCACCACTAAATGTGTAATCTTTACCAGGAGTTTGTAGTATATCATTAATGAATATTAGAAGATTGTTCTGTAGTATTATGCCTGATCCTTTTTGTGCAACTATACTGTAGTATTCTTTTGATGTTGTTGTTCTTGTAATCAAGAATGATTTTCTAAACCCATTAAATTGAATACTAAAATCATCCAATTCTAACAATTGACCAAAACACCATCCTGCAAATTTATCTTGATATTTATTTTTAACTGTTATGTTAAAAGCACTTGTTCCTATACCAACTTGGAACGGAATTGTAGATAATTCTAGATTGTCTCCAATTTCATAACCAAATCCACGATTTGCCATGTCGAATGATATGATACTGCCACCAGTTCCCACAACAACATCTATAGATGCACCAGATCCATTTCCACCAGTTAATGGGATATCTTTGTAAGGACTAGGTGGAGAAACAGTGATAAAGTTCAATCCTGTAGATATACCTGTATTGGTGTATCCGCTTCCTACATTATTAATTGTAATAGAAGTAACAACTCCAGCAGTAACGAAAGCTGTAAATGCAGCACCGACTCCAATAGTTGAACTAATTGAAACTAAAGGATTGGATAAGTAACCAGCTCCTCCAGTTTCGATTCCAACTGATTGTATTGTTCCAGCAGCAGATACAACAGCACTAAATATTGCTTTTCTTGGAAACTGATACCCACTTCCAATTCCAACATCAAATTCATTAATAATACCTCCTCTTGGCAAATCTTTGTTAGCACTAGTTCCTGTAAAATCAATAGTTTGCCCAGTGCCAACTATTGTATAGTCCGTTAATGCTGAAGATCCAACAACACCAAGATATGGTTTTTGGAAAATATTATTAATTAAAACTGCACCAAAACTACTGTTTATTCCAGTTAGTTGAACATTATTCGAAGTTAAATTAAATTGATCAGTTGAACCATCAAATCTGTCTGAAATATCATCTATAATTTTATTAGTATTGTAATTTAATCTATAATATGCTCTACCAGTAAATGTTGAATTAGTAGATATTCCTCCAGTTGGCCCATAAGGTGCTTCTGAAAAATAAATTCTACCTTCATTAAGTCTGTAATCACCTTTTAATACAGTTACTGCAGCACCAACCGTATGGGCAGCTGCCACTGTTCCCATTTGACCTCTATCAACACTTAATGAATTGGTTGAACCAACTCCAACTAAATTGACTTTAAATATTTCATCTTCTATTCTAAGAAGTGATTTGCCTTGTATATCTGATATGTCGGTTAAAAACACAGAATCAGTAGATATTCCAACTTCAGTACTCAATCCAACTGAAATAGCAGTTGTTATTCCTAATGGACTTTGAATTATATTATCAATACCAATTAAAGTTCTAATTGTTGCATTTTCAGAGGGAACTGACAAAGTATGAGTATTTCCAATTCCAGTAGTATTAACAAATGATACTGCCACACCTGCATTTGCAAAGGTTTCTGCAACTGCTACTTTAATTGAATCTATATCTTCTTTAATGACAAAAACGGTTGAGGGCAATAAAGTAGTAACTCCAATACCTGGAACAGTTGTCGCTGCAATACTAATAGCAGATTGACCAGTCTGTGGTTTATAAATTAATTCTTCTCCAGTATTAAATTCATGTTTTGTTATTGTAAGTAAATGTGTAGATGTATTGATTCCAGTAACTGGATCAAAGACCTTATGAAATAGAGACTCACTATCAGTAAATACATCAAAACTTGTTGTTCCAATTACACCACCACCAGTAGATGTTACAATTCCTGTAAACTGAGAACTAATATCATCTATCAGTAAAACTTTATTTGTTATTGACTCATTATAATCAGTTATTATTTTGGAATCAAATGAAACTAATTTAGATAAAGTAGAATCAGTTGTATCTTCACTTACCAAATCATAATAAAATCTATCATGAACTGATGCTTCCTGATCAATCTCAACATCAAGTTCTAATAGTGAATCAGATTTTAATGAATGAGTTCCTACTGAATGAACTCCTAAATTACAGAAATTTTTAAATCCAGCAACATGGTCTAAACTATCAACAGAATTTTTCCAAGTTAAAAATGGAATAGGCCCTTTAATTGAATATGAAAATCTTTGATAATAATCATTGTCATGTAATTTTTGTATGCTAGAATTTAGTTTACCAGTCTCTTTTTTCCAACCGTTTTCCATTTCCGCTACACTATCTACATTTAAATCAAAATCAAATTTAAATATATTTTCTACTGTGGATTTATTATTACTTTGTGATCCCAAAATTATATCATTCTCTAAAAATTCACCACTTACATTGAATACTTTTACGGTTTCAGATTCTGAGTCCCAACCATTTTCTGCAACAACTCCAGAAACATCTCTTCCTAAAACTGAAATACTCTCGTTATCAAAGAATAAAACTTTATTAAATTCTGCATTAAAAGATGCTAAGTGATCTTTTTTGATAACTCTTCCAAAGTTGTTATCTTGTTGATATGTTCCTCCAGTTGATCCAATACCACTTATTGAATATGAAACTGTCTCTGCACCACCTGTAGTGTTTACACCAGTAACGGTAAAGTAACTATAATTGTAATCGCTCGAATTATACCCATCCCCATCATTCAATGTTTTTACATTTTCCACAAATATCACATCATCTGCTTTAAATGGAAAATCACTTCCTTGATTATAAAATCCACTATCACCAGATCCTGTTTCTGGGTTTGGTGCTTTTAATTCTAATGTAATTATTTGATTGCTAGCCGTAGACGCTCCCTTCACAATAATACCATTTGAGTTATTGATGGGAACAATTCTAATATCTTGATTGATTCCAGTGTCATTTTGTAAAATATCTACACTCTTAACAGCAGATCCAGATAAAGTTGTTTGAGCAACTATATTGGAGTTTCCAACTACTACTACATTTGGTGGAGTTGTATATTCAATACCTCCAGTTGTTACTCCTATTGATTTTAATGTAAATACATTTTTTAATTCTAGAATTAAATTACTTTCAGCTTTAGGTTGTAAAGTTTTGTCTGGAGTAAATTCTATTCCTTGAGTAATTACTTTTGTGCCACCAACTTCTCCAATTTGATCCGTTTCAATAGTTAAAACAGCATTTTTTCCTGTTGTTGTTCCAATTGATGTTAGAATTGGTAATGTAGATACCTCAAAACCTTTATTTAAAATATCTATTGAATGTATTCCACCAAGTTCTGTTGTAGATTTAGTAGAATAAAACGCAGATGAAAATCCTGTTGTTGTATATGAAGTGGTTTCTGCAATTCCTATTGGATTAAAATTAAAAGTACTAGTTCCAATACTTACAACTTTATGTTCAGTATTAAACTTGGAATTAAAAACTTTAATTTGAGAATGATTCGGAACATCTAAATTAGCAAAGTGAGATATTGTTTTTACAAAATTATTACTCTTTCCTGTTACTCTATAGTAAAATTTCTCTGCTAATGAACTACCAACAGAAACACTTATCTTAGTTGCAGAATCTCCGTCACCATTGACTCCACTTCTAGAAATTAAATTGGTATTATATTTTGATAAAAAATTAGAGTCATTATAAAATTCAATCTCATAATCAGTTAAACTAGGATCTGAAGTTATAAGTTCTGCTGTGCTATTTTTATATAAATTTAATCTTGGATTAATCTTTGAAATTTCATGAGTTATACCACCAGTTGTTCCTATTCCAATATAATTATATGGAAATATTGATGTATCATAAGAATTCTCAGCTAATCTTATTGTATGTAATGAATCTTTGATAACATAATAAACTCCATTATCAACTAGAGGTGTAGCTGGAGTTGAAGAATTATAAACAATTATATCTCCAGTTTCAAAATTATGATCATTGATTGTTATTTTTGATGATGTAGTTCCCACTCCAATTGCTGAAGCATCAAATGATTTAGGGTTAATAACTAATTTTCTAATTGTTTCATTATACTTAAGATTAAAGATTTCAGTTTTACTAGATTTTATATCCAACTTAAACTTATCATTAACAGACAATCCATGTTGTTGTCCTGTAGTTGTAGCAGTAGCAACAGTTACTGTTCCATTTACTTTTCTTAACTGACCAGTGATGTTATTTGTTATAGACTCCAATTTAGCATTATCTGATCCAGTTGAACTTCCAGTTATAATTTGTTTAAAGAATACGTTACTTGTACTAAACCCTACTTTTTCTGTTGAAAGTCCAATAAATTCATCATTAATTTTTACACAAAATAGTGTACTAAATGAACTTAAATCAAATTGATTCGATAAATCTACATTTTTAGATGCAATGATCGTAGATCCAAGAGAAACAAGAGACAATTCATCACCACTTTTAAATTTGTGATTTGGTAAGAATATTGCCTTTGGTGGAACAGATCTTTTAATTGGGGTATCATTTACTCCAGCCGATCCTACAGTTACGTCTGTAAAACTAGTTCCAATACCAACTGATTTTGCAGATTCAAAGTATTGAACTTTTTCAAATTCTATATTTTTATTTTCTAATTTTTTATCAATTGTATATACAAATTCTGTCTCTGACCTAGTTATTACTGCTCCTGAGAGATGATCCGTTGGAGTAGTTGAATTGTGTCCTCTAATCACTCTATGTTTATTATTAACATCATCATGATCGATAATTAAAAGTTGCTCTGTTCCAATTATAACAACATCATCAACTTTAAATTTTCTACTAATAGTAGAATCAGAAAAAGTTATAAATGTTGTAATTCCAGCAGCAGCAGTTCCCATAGAGGTAGATATTGAGGAAGTAACAGTGGATATACCGATAATTCTAACTCCTTCTATATTTTTGTATTTTGTTGATGATATTCCAGTAATTTCTACTATATCTCCATCAAGTAATCCATGACCAATAGTTGATAAACCAGTAATCTTTTCGTCAGATACCGAAAACTTTAAGTTATTAACTACTGTGTTAGTAGTTGCAACTGAAACTATACCCTTACCTAAAACTTCACTAACTCTAGCTGATATAGTTGAATCAGTAAAACTTATTTGATCATTTACTTTATAATCTTCTCCAGACTCATCTATTGATATTTTTGTTATATCTGAAGATTTTATTCCATCAACTTTTAATTTAACTTGAGAATTAAGAGGATCTTCTAACAATGGATAACTTCTAAAAGTTTCATTTAAACCTAAATGAGTTATATTTCTCTTATAATTTCCACTATTGATAGTTAAATCTGATTGATTAGCAGAGTCACTATAATTAAAAGTATCAGTGGCATCACGATGTTTGATCGTAGTATATGGGAAAGTTGGTTCAAAATTAAATTTATCTACAGTTGAAAAATATGCATATGTTCCATTTGGATAATCTGGAGTTGTGGTAAATTTTCCATTATACTCATCTAAATCTCCACTTTCATCGTAGATATAATCTTCAATAAAATATCCATTAGGATATACAGTTTGTGGTGGTCTATAGTTTATATCATTTATTGGAGAAACAGTATAACTCGATTGAACAAAAGTTAATCCAGTTCCAACATTATTATTACTAATTGGCCCATAAATTGGATTTCCGTCATACGCCCATCCAATTATCTTTGAGTGAACGTCTGGGACATTATTATCACCTACTAATTCTCTGTATTTTGTTGGAGGATAAAAAGAACAAATTTTGTTACCTTTATATTTTAATTCAGAATTTACTTGCAATAATTGATTATTAGAATTTAAAGATGATTCATATCTTTTAACAGAATTTATTTTCCAGTTGTAAATTTGTGTTAAAAATCTAGCATCCCTTCCACTTGGAGTAATTTTTATAAGTGTTTTGGATAAAAGATATCCAGATCCTTCTTCAATTACCTCAACATTTGTAATCTTACCATCAGACACTATAGCTTTCAATTTAGCAACAGATCCTATACCAGTTCCCAATCCAACAACATCTAAAGTTGGCGGTGATGTGTATTCTGTTCCAGGATTGGAAATTACCACATTAACAATTTTTCCATCAGCTATTACAGGACTTAATGAAGCATCTTTACCAGTTAAGAATGATATATTTGGTTGTCGGGAATAATTTATAATATTAGTTACACCATAACCAACTCCTCCATTCTCTAAGAATATATTTTCAACTTTACCTTTAACTTTTGCTTCTGCATCCCCTTTATAATAATCAGGTATAGTTGATGTTAACCCTATTGCTACATCATTACTAATGTTAACTTTAATTTCTGGATATTTAAATGTATGAGTTCCAACCCCAACACTATTCAAACTTTCATATATCTTTCTATCATAATTTGTACTAGTAACTGTAGATATGGTTCCAGCTGCACTTAATTTAAACTTGTCACTATCAATAACTGTGACTTTATAAACGTTAGATGTTGATAATCCAGAAATAACAGTTCCAGTACAGTTATACTCTACATTATCACCATTTTTAAAATTATGGTTTTTTGCATAAATGTAATCATTGAAGGTGTTTATACCAACAAATGTTTTAAATAAATCAATTCTATTAGTAGTGGGATATTGTTGAGATGATATATTTACTTTTCGATTCGAATACAAAGATCCAGCATTAATAATTTCTATTGTATCAATTATCTTTCTTATCTTTTTAGATCTAAAAATATGAATTCCATTTCCATTTTGGATGAAAAATATAGTATTGATTCCTGCAATAGCATCATCTTTTTTTATTGCTAGTGAGAAAGACGTATCTGTTTTTTTAGAAATAAAGTAAGATGTTCCTGAAGACAATAAATCAGTATTAAAACCAACATTAACACCAGTTTGAATTCCTATAGGAGTCCCTGTTGCAGTATATACTATCTCCTCACCGTTTAAAAATCTATGTTCTCCATCAAATGCATTTGTTGCTAAATCTACATTAAAATCATTATATGACTTACTATAGGTCAATCCCTTCATCTTTGCTTCACATCTAGCACCTAATCCATTTCCTCCAGATATTGTAACTGAAGGTGTTTTGGTGTAATCAAACCCTCTATTGTTTACTATAATTTCTGATATACTGCCAGAAAAATTTCCATGTCCAACAGAACTACTTCCAGAAAGATCTACAATGGATAATGTGGGTGGATTGATCACATCATAATCTTCTCCAGAATTTAAAACTTCAATTTCATTAATTTGTCCATAATACAAAGAATCCTTTGAGATTGGAGAATGATATTCAATTCCGTTTAGAGAAACACCAATTGATCCTTTAATATTTTTATTTTCAGTCGATATTTTTGAATTTTTGTATATTCTTTTAAAATTGTCTTGATTTTGTAATTCTCCATTCTCATACAAATTTGCAGGAGTAATTGTATGATTTACATCTTTAAATATGGTATTGATACCTGAAGTATTATCGTTTATAGTTCCAGTATATCGAGGTATTTCTAATTGTCCTCTATATAAATTTAACGGTGTTAAAGCCAACTTGATTGTATTTGAATCAATAACATTAACAAAATAAAATCCAGTACCTATACCAGTTATTCCAGATCCAGATGAATATGTTAGGTCTTCTCCTAAATTAAGGTAAACTTTTTCCCCATTTATAAAATTATGATTACCTATATTGATTGTATATTGGTTTGTGCTAACTCCAGATGATGAGTTAAATGTTTTTGATCGATTCGTATTTGTTGTTTCAAAAGATGGATAACCAGAAAAAGAAACATATGTGTTTTCTTCATTATCAACGAATGTATTTTGAATATTACCCAATAAGGACGTAATTCCGAATCTACTATCAATATAACTAAGTTTTTTTCTTATTTGATAATCTCCAAAAATGCCTGGTGCACTAGTAACTTCTATACTAAACGTTGTTGGTGTATTTGTGTCTTTTACCTCTACATTCTCAGCTTGTAATGACCCATTAGATTTTAAAATTATATCTACTTTATCTCCTTTTTTTAAGTAATGATTTACTTGAGTTGTAAAGGATTCAGTTCCATCATGATTAATAACATCGATATATGATAAGTTGTTATAGAACCAAGTATTGAATTTTGGATCATCGACATCAACCTTTTCACCTAAATGTTTAACTCCTATTGTATCACCAATATCAAAATACTTAGTAACATTAGCATTATCTGAAACTCCAGAGATTGATCCAGTTGTTCTCATCGTGCAGATCTTTGTTAAATCATTATTTTCATACCCATAAATGAAATTAGTGTCAATAATTGGATCAGACTCAATTAAAGTGGTAGAAATACCAGTACATCCAAAAAATTGATTATTTGATTTTGATGTATAAGTTGCTAATGTGTATCTGTTATCTGCGTTTAAGTAGTAAAAATTACCAGAGTCTCCAAATCCAACTGTAGAGTCCACAGTCGTAACTTCTGTAGTTGATGCAGTTCCAACTACCTTTGTTTTTGTAGAAACTTTAAATTTATTAATTAATGTCCCCTTTGAAAAAGAGATTTTATAGTATTTTTTGCTTTTTAGATATATTGCTTCGACATTTGCCACAGATCCACTTGCAGTTGGATTTGTAAAGGAATCTTGATATATTTTAAGACCTACTAAGTTTAAGGGATTTCCACTTAAATTCTCGACAATAACATCATCAGTTACATCCCACTCTGCATCTGAAGGTAAAATAGTTTGATTAAAAGGTTTGATGATATCAACTTGCTCTCCATACAAAACCTGAAATAAAATTTTTAAAGATGTGTCCGTTCCCTTTGAACTGTAAAAATCTCTTGCTCTTGATAAAATATTTTCTACATTCAATCCATATGAAAAACTTTTTCCTTCTAAACCAGGTAAAAAGTGTTTTCTGAATTTTTTATAAAACTGAGATACAAAAAGAAAACTTAAATTGATTACTGATGAATTAACAGCGTGTGAAGAAGCATTTGTATCACTAAAAGTTAAAAACTCAGGGGTGCCAGCTGTTTCAAGTGCAGATATTCCACTAAATCCACGAATACAACCAGTAAATGATGTAGAAGTCTTTCCTGTGTATGTGATGATCTCATTATCAATTTTTAAAAGACCATATGTATCTGGAAATCCTGTAGTTTGATTTACATTAATAACGTCATCAAATGCATATGTTAAAGATGATAAAATAACAGGTGATTCTGGAATTGTACTATTTGGTGCAGGTACAGTCTGTTTTTCAACTAAAGAAATATCAGCAACAGTTGAAATTTTCTTTAATGAAGCAATGTTATCAGCTAAGTAAGTAGTTCCATACTCACGTTCTTCAGATGCATAATACTGAGTTAAAAACTCTTTGAAGAGTGGATTGTCTACTTGTATAAAATCTGGTATTTGACTACCAAGAATATTTGATATTTTAACTTTTTTATCTGACATCTGTTATCTTGTATACTTTTTGTTACTAATGAAACTGGATGGTGGTGTATAGTTCGTTCCAGAGACATTGGAACCAGAAACAAGAACATCCTCTAATAAATTGAGTTGGCTATTTCCTTTAGTATCTAGCACAATATAAAGATTCTCTTTTGCCACGATATCATTGGATTCTGGAGTAATTTCAATTTCAATTTTTTCAGATATAGTGGTAGATGCAATATTAATTGGAAATAAGTTAATTTCTCCTTTTGTGTAATCCACAGTTCCAGCATTATTGTTAATATAAGTAATTATTCCTCCATCAAGGGTAAAAAATTTAACTACTCCAGTAGTTTGATCACTATCTGGGAAATCTGTTAAATATACATCCCCATCAACTCCTTCAATCTTAAATGCAGAAGAACGAATGTTAAATCCTTCCAAATCAGCATGAAATATATTTCCGTAACATATCTCATAAGTTGCCAATTGATTATATAAGGGTTTTAAATCTCTTCTCATTACCAGTTTAGTAATATTTGAAGTTATTCCAGTATCAACTCGGTCAATTTGTGAAAGTAACTTACTATACTTCAATCTTCCACCAAAAGAGTTAATATCTGATGATTTCGCATAAGTCTCAATTGCAGATAGTATTCGAGACTGTAAATTTAACTTATCAGAGATGAATCCTGAATCGTATGATACAGTTGAATTAAACTCAACATACAAATACTTCAAATCAAGAAATTCTTGTTTGATGCCAGCTACTGTATACTTCTTTAAATCGTTTTTAATTGAATCTTTGACTACATCAGATAAAACTTCACCATTTTTTGGTTTGACCGTAATGTAAACTCTACCATATTGTGGTGGATCAAGTTCTTCTCCTCCATATGCACTTACAGAGTCAATATTTGGGTATAGGAAAGGTATCAGACTCTTATAATCATTTGGTGTTACTGCTCTATACTGCGATGCATACACCCTTGGAGCAAGGTATTTTATGTTATCCACAGATTCTATCGAATCACCATTCTCCGACCTCTGTGTGGTTGTTATGAGGGATATACCACTTGTTATATCTCGATCTACACCACCAACAATATATGTCAATCTTCCAGAAAAGTTAAAATTAGCAGCATTATTACCATCAGTTCCGTTTGTAACAATATAACTTACTCGAATTATAGCTCCATTTGCTGGTTTTCGACCTAGAACGTTATCACCAAACATAATTTGATATCGTTCATCGTCAATTTCTTGGAAAAGGAAGAGTCTAGATTGGGAATCTATATCAAAAATGTTAGTATATGCATTATACACCTCAGTTGATCCACTTTCTTCAACTTCAACACGAATTGAAGAGGTATCAATGTTCGCATTTGGTAAAATGTACCTTTGATTGGTCTGTGAACTGTCTACAGTGAAGGATTTTGTCAAATAATTACCTTCATAAATTGAAATATTGCTAAAATTGGCAATTCCTTGACTATTTGGAGTGACAGTGATGTCATCTGGCACTGAAAATACGTAATTTCCACCTTGAACTGATCCAAGTGCAACTAAACCCTTATTTAATTTGACAATATTTGCTCCAGTTGGTACATTTACCGAAAAACTTATTGTTGCAGTCGCAGATTTCTTTGATCTTGGTACATAACCAATGTTTCTTGCTAATGATACGACATTTTCACGTAGAGTTGCACTATCAATGAATGATTCATTGACAGCCATGTTCGTATTGTAGGCAGTTATATAAGAGTTATATGCAAGAGTATCAATTAAAACCGAAAAGTTAGACCCCTCAAAGTCAAAATCAGAAAAATTTGAGTTTGACCTCAAGTAATCTTTGATCTGAGCCCTTAAAGTATTAAAATCAAGGTTGGTAAACTGTGTAAATGACATTATATCCTAGTCGGTTGTAGTAAAAATTCGATATTTTGTGTTGGAAAGGGTAATCCTGTAATTTCATACTCAATTCTTATCTGCAATTCATGCGAATCAATTAAAGAATCAATTAATACATTTGTTAATTTAATTCTTGGTTCAAAGTTTTTGAGTAAAACAGTGATTTCTCTTTCTAGGAATGATGAAATGTCATTTAAATTCGTCTCAAACAACGAATCTTCGATTGATGTACCCAATAGGTCATTAAAAAATCTATCATTAATGCGTGTTCGACATAAATTGACAACTGATCTCTTAATTGCATCTTCATTTTTCAGCACAGTCACGTCGTTTGTGACTGGATGCCGAGTAAATGATAAACTTATGTCCTTAAATGCACGAGAAATTTGAACTGCCATTCATTCTGATATATTTTTTCCTAATATATCTATAAGGGTTTTTTAATATTACGTTTATTTATCAGTCTTCTTTTAAAAATTGAGGTTTTTCTTCCTCTTCTTCCTTAAAATACTCGTCACCATCATACTCACTGATCAATTTACGACCAGATTTCTTAAATTCTTCTGATTTATCCATTTTAATGACCATTTTAATTTCCGTAATAATTTATTTATCTTACTGATGTAACTTATCATAATCTTCTATTCCATAATCTTCTTCTTTACGTTCTTTTGCTGTTTTCCAGAAATAATTCTCATCATTTCCTAATCCATCACGATCATGGCCATTTTCCACCTGATAATACACAGTTGATACTTTAAAATCAGGATTCTTGGGTGTCTCAGGAGTAAGACTATTATCGTATATTCTCATTCTATTATTTGGATACAAACAAAACTGCCCATTATCCAATTCAAGAAGGTTATGACTCTTATGCTCAGCTGGTTGTTCACTAGTAGAGTAGTCGATTGCGTCTACGTCTTGATGATAATTATCCAATGTACAAATATATGTACCTGTTTGTTTTCCAAAGTCTCTCGTCATTATCTCATAGTGCATTGAACCAACAAACTGCTTCTGTACCGCAACGACTCCGTAGTCCATACAATTCCAGAACTGGAGATTGTGTAAGGTCATGTCGGGTGTCGGTGTCTCAGGGTCGCTTGTGAATGCGGAGATCGGAAGTTTATCAAACATCGCAGCATACTCTGGTAAGTATGTCTCAAAATAAAAGGCACGACCAGGAATACTCTTGGCCGATACCCATACTCCTTTTACAAATTCACCATGACCACTTTGGTGGTCGGTCAGGTACTCTTTACGTACCCAGACATCATAAGAAGGAAGATTACAAATTAATGCTGCCATTACTTGCCTTGCCCTCTATATCTCTTCTTTGCCCCATTGCGACTCGTAGCAGAGAACTTACTATGCTTTCCTTTTCCTTGTCTTGTCTTCTTTGGGCGACTTTCAATTAATGAATCACCCATATTGAATCTCATTGCCATAATTTAATACTCCTAAAACTTTAACGACGATTTTTTAACTTTAACGAGGGATTTTTTCACCTCCACTTGGTAGATGCTTTTGCCTCTGTTACCTTTGCTGTTTCAATTTCATCACTCTCATCCGCATTTGTATGATGCGTGACCTCTCTCAATGTCTTCAGATACTCAAGCACATGCTCTCGTATCTCCATCAGTTCATCATAACACCCTTGATTATGAGCACACCCTCTTAACTGATGGTCAGGGGCCATGACTGACTCTGTAAAGAGCGATAATGCCCGATCATACTTGACCTCTGCAGTTTCACCCTTTCCTACGGAACCTTGATCTCTCATTTGCGATTTACCTCCTTATAATCTAAATGTGTAGCAATTGCCATACCCACAGTGTAAAGAGCATAACAACCACCAATTAGAATGAACAGTTCCATTAGATGACCCTCGTTTTCTCATGACCGACACGAATGAGTGGATCGCACCAGATCTCGAAACCACCTTCGATTGCATCAAGACAGAACGAAACATCCTCTCCACACATATCCTGTACCTCTCCAGACTCGAATACTTGCATCTTTGGAGCAAACCACGGATACTTCATGTGCTCGTGCTCAAACACACCATTCTTGATGAGTACCCAACCGAATCCTGTGTAATCACAAGTGAACGGCTTCTTTCTCTTACTCATGGTTTCGAGAGTCTCATGATTCATGACTCCACCGTTCTTACGGAAGTCGCCCTCTTCTAACCAGTGAGCAATCGAGGTTGTGCGACCATCCTCTGTGCAATACCAACCTGCAACGATTTGCCTTTCCTTCTCTGGATCTACGATGATATTCTTTCCGACAACCTGAGTGATTGCTTTTCCTTCCTCATCCTTCTGCTCTGTACCGTCTGCATTCAACACTGGTTGTGTGACATCCTCATAGGTTCTTGCCACTGTTGGTATTGCATTATGAATCAATCTGTAGAACTTCTCTGTATCAAACATGATATCAGAGTCAATCCATAACTGATAGTCATACTTTAGTTTACCGTCCCAAGGCATCTGATCAGGGCCTCGTAGTACATTTGCACCAAGACACTTACATCTTGCGAAGTTCACCATTGAACTGTAGTCTTGAGATATCTGAATCGCTGCACCGTTCTGTACCAGATCAAAGCAGAGACCTACGAAACTCTTCAGAAACTGATAGGATACACCTCTACCAGGTAGACAGAATACAATCGTCTTTCCTCGAATTAGTTGTCTGCACTCTGCTATATTAAAATCATCAGTATTCTTTTTCTTCGGCACGTCTGCCTTTACTGTAAATCCTTTTGCCATAACTTAGTAATAATTACATCTATATTATACCATTACAATTCAATTCATGCAACAGTCAAGTTATATATTCCCTATAAATCCTCTTCCAATTTCGACAGCAGATCCTCTAAATTGTCTTTCAGAGTCATCTCTTGTACCAAATGGTCGTCGTGTTCTAAGCGATACTGAAGAGTTTCCATGATTATGTCTCTCTCATAATGGTCTACACTGATTTTCATTTTCCTATTGTGTAAGTTTATTTTTATATATCCTTTGCGAACCTTAGACGACCTCTGAAGCCGTGGGAATATTTTTATCTGAAGGGGGTTTTGAACCCTTTTTGACTGGCCGAATATTTTTTTCTACACTAGAATCGCAAGTAGGAATACGATCAGAAAGATTCCGAGGTATATCAGAGGTCTTATAAGTCCGAGGTATTTGAGTCCTGATACAATTGCTATTATCTTCAATATTGAGTTCACAGATTGTCACCTCTGTAGGTTAGGGTAGTTAGCAGCTTTTAAACCGCAAGGGGGGCACACCGCAACACATAAGGATACAAAACAACTGCCCATAAGGACACAACAGCTGCCCGTGAGCAAGTGCTATAAGACACTGCACCCTTATGAGAATCTAAACACATTGACTGCGGACTGTGAGGCTTTCATGCTATAATGAAGCTTATCACCTGGTGCTGTGTTGTTTCTCATGTACTGTTGACAGTTCACACCCTTATAAGACACTGGTGTGAGGCTGTGCTTATAAGGTGCTGATCTGTTTAGAGTGTGTTTAGACTGTGTTAACTACTCATAACTCACTGATGTATAACGAATTACCCTTATTATACACGAATCTCTGCGTACTGTCAATATGTGTCGTTTTCCTTATACTCGACTGTGGGGGTTGACTTCTGGGTGTTTGCGTGTTATAATGAACGCCAAGATCACTATAAGTACCCACATTTAACTCACGTATTCTACAAGGATTCTACACTCATTCTACACGCACTCTATAAAGATTCCATATACATTTATTTAGCCATTTATTAACGTATTAAAAAAGGTTTATTTATGTGCTAAAATAAGGA